AAAGAAGTTTTACCATCATTGCTTCAAACTAAAAAATCTATTATTACATCTGATAACGAAAAAGAATACGAACCTTATATTGTAAATCGCGCATTAAGCCAACATAATGATTGTTTGTTATATGTAAATGAAATGAATCAGTATTCTGGCTTAGATAAAAAAATGCAATATGATTTTTATTTGTTTATTTTACATAGCAAAAAACGCCCATTTCAAAAATGGTATAAAGCAAATGAATCAAAAGACATAGCATTAATTAAAGAGTATTTCGGTTATTCATCAGAAAAAGCCAAAGATGCGTTAAGAATTCTTACGTCTTTGCAGTTGGAAACTATAAGACAAATATTAGACAAAGGCGGGGTAATTAAATAATTTTATTACATTTCCATCCTTTGTGATGCTCTCTTAATTTATTGGAAACTTTATACATATTTTGTTCTGAGAGATTATTTTCTTTACAAAATTGTTTTAACCCAGTTATAATAAATTTAGTACCTATTGGATTTATTACTTCGTATTGCTTTTCTTTTAGCTTTTTTTGTTGAAGTCTATATGTATTAGAATTATATTTTGATTTTAAATCTTCCCACTGTTCTTTTTTAATATTAGAACATTTTAAGTTTCTATCTTCATTATAAGGAGAATTATTTTTATTCCAATTATATTTTTGTTTTTGTGAAATTTTAATTTTTTGATTTTTTGTAAGAGTTCCGCTATCTAACCCATTTTCCTGGATTAGATTAGCCCACTTATCTGATTCAACAATATTGTTTTCCGTAGAAAAATGTAACGCAATTTCTTTTATTGATGTATCATAATATAAATCTGAAATCCATAAAGTTTTTACAAATTGTTTGCCGTGTTTTTTAATATGACTTTTCCATTTTATTCCTGATCCCAAATATGTGCGTGGATCTTTAGTTGTCTTACCGAAATATTTTAATCCGGTAATGGAATGTTGTTTAATATAAAGATATGTTGGTTTGATGGGTGAATATATATTCATGCTGATTGTTCCTTAATAACAGTTAGTGTAAGTGGATGTTAGCGCATCGCGACTTACAAATATTTATAAATATATTATTATGATAATTTTGAATAAATAGGAAATATAAAAATGAGTGACATTTTTAATGGATATGGCGTTGAGGTATTTATTGATGAGAATAATTTTTTAAAAATTAAAGAAACGTTATCTAGAATTGGTGTTTTATCAAAAAAAGATAAAACTTTATATCAATCATGTCATATTCTACACAAACAAGGTAGATATGTTATTATCCATTTCAAAGAATTATTTGGTTTAGATAATAAATCTCATGAAATTAGTGAAAATGATATTGCTAGAAGAAATACTATTGTAAATCTTTTAAGGGATTGGGAATTATTGGAAATTAGACATGAAGATGAATGTAAATCTCCGTTAGTTCCAATTAGTCAAATTAAAATTTTATCGTATAAAGAAAAAGATGAATATAATTTGGTTAGTAAATATAACATTGGCAAAGTTAAAAAATAATGCCTGGAGTTACTAGAAAAGGTACGGATTCAGCTGGAGGTAAATTAGCTGCTGGATCCGGTGATGTATTTGTTAATGGAGCTGCAGCTGTTAGAAAAGGTGATGCAGTTACAGGTCATGGGGTCGCCCCTCATGATTCCCCAACTATGGCTGCTGGTTCTGGTTCAGTATTTGTTAATGGCATTGCAGTTTGTCGAGCTGGCGATGCCGCTACTTGTGGCCATTCAGCGTCAGGGTCGGGAGACGTTTTTGCTGGTGGCTAAATAGTTTTGCGAGAATGGTTCTCGTGGAAAAATGACCTGCTTCGGGGGTCGAAATTAAATCTTGCTTTTAAGGAGAAAAATATGTACGCTAAAGACTTAACTACTTTTAGAACAATTCATAATTCAGCATTAATTGGTTTTGACGAATTATTTCGTAGAATCAATGAATTGGAAAAGCCGCAAACTGGGTTTCCTCCATATGATATTATTAAACAGTCTGAAGAGAAGTTTGTTATCAAAATGGCAGTTGCTGGATATACAAAAGATCAAATCTCAGTTACTTTAGATACAGGTAAACTTGTTGTTACAGGTAAAATTAAACCAGATGAATCTAAAAAAGATTCGGAATTCTTATATAAAGGAATTGCTGAAAGAGATTTTACTAGAACATTTACCATAGCTGATACAGTTGAAGTCGATAAAGTATCATTATCCGATGGTATGTTATATGTATCGCTAAGAAATGTAATACCAGATAATAAAAAGCCTAAAATATTTCAAATAGAATAATTAGGTTTTATAACTATAGGGGCAATCAGAAATGGTTGCCCCTTTTTTTTTGCTTGACAAAAAACAACTTATATAGTATAATATGAGTATAGTTTAAATTTAGGAGGTATTATGTCTTATAGCCGTTGGTCTTGTTCAGATTGGTATGCATTTCATACAACTGAATCCGGTGAAACAAAAGAAACTCAAAAGTTAGCTTTATGGTATGCCGGAGCTGACGAAAATCCAATTTATACATATGAAGAATTAAAAACAATTACTCCCGAGATAATTAGATCAAGGTGCGATATGGAAATTAGCGAAAGTAATATGGAAGAAGCACTTTATATTATAAAGCAATTTATATTTGATATTGATGATGAATTTAATCCTGATAAAAAATGAAAGAAAAATTTGTTAAATACTTTATGGATGTCGCCGAGAGAACTGCTCAGTTGTCCTATGCGACTCGTTTACAAGTTGGTACGGTCATAGTAAAGAATAATCGTATCATTAGCTGTGGGTACAATGGAATGCCTGCAGGGTGGACGCCTAATGATTGTGAATATCCAGTTTCTATTGATAATGTTGAATTTTCAAAATTACCTATTGACGAACAAGCTAGATTCACGTATAATTCCAATAAAAATGCATGGGAAGGGTTAAAAACTTATGATGAGTTAATTCATTCTGAGGCAAATGCAATTAGTCAACTAGCGCGTTCAACAGAATCTGGTATAGATGCAACAATTATTTGTACTCATAGCCCTTGTTTACAGTGTGCAAAAATTATATACAGTTCTGGTATAAAAACATTATATTATAAAAACGAATATCGTTCAGCCGCAGGTATTCGTTTTCTTGAAAAATGCGGTGTTAAAATCTATAAAATTGAGGAAGAAAATGACGGTTAAACAATTTAAATTATTGTCTGGCGAAACAGTTTTAGGTACATATCTTGGTCCATGTGAAACGCGACCTGAGTGTGATTTGTTCGAGGATACAATTCAATTAGTTATTGCTGATTCGCTGGAAAACCCAAAAGAACAATCAGTAGGATTTGCTCCTTTTCCAGAATATAATAACCCGAAAAATAAAAATAAGATTGAAATTAATAAAAATCTAGTTGTATTTTATATTGAACCAGACGAACAATTTGTTGAACAATATAATAAAATTTTTGGTAAAATCTTAACTGCGCCACAAAAAATCTTTACAGGAAAATAAATGTCAAAATTCTACACTGACGTATCTATATTAGGGAATAGTATTTTATACAAAGGGATTGAGGATGGTAAGCGAGTTCAGTTCAAATATGAATATTCGCCTAAAGTTTATGTTAAATCAAATAAACAAAGTGATTGGAAAAATCTTTTCGGTCAATATGTTGAAGAAATCCAACCTGGAGATATTAAAGAAACCCGTGATTTTATTAAAAGATACGAAGATGTAGATAATTTTGAAATTTATGGTGATATCGGATTCGATGTCCAATTTATCTCTGATCAATTTCCAAAAGTTATTGATTGGGATATAGAATACATTAATTCATATGTATTGGATATCGAAACTGCAACAGAAAATTCCGGTTTTCCATCTCCTGATTTAGCAGCAGAAGAAGTTCTTCTTATCACTATGAAAAACATGAAAACAAAACGCTCTACAACTTTTATGTCTAGAGAATATACTGGAAATAAAAAAGAAAACTGTGAGTTTATTTTATGTGATGATGAGTATTCTTTATTGAACCGTTTTGTTGATTTCTGGAAACATAGCGATATTGATATTATTACAGGTTGGAACGTTGAAGGGTTCGATATAAAATATCTTGTTAATCGTATTGCTAAAATTATTAGCGAAGATAGAGTTAAGGATTTAAGTCCATGGAACAGGATTAAAGAACGAAAAACTAAAGACGATTTTGGTAAACCAACAACTCTATTTGAAATTGTTGGAGTTAACGTTGTTGACTTTCGAGATCTTTATAAAAAATACGGACAGAAAAAACCAGAAAATTTACGATTAGAAACTGTAGCTCAGTTAGTTTTAGGTCATGGTAAATTAGATCATAGTGAATTTGATACATTTAAAGATTTTTACACTAATGGTTGGAATAAGTTTGTGGATTATAACATTATCGACTGTGATAGAGTCGATGAGCTAGAAGATTCAGAAAAACTTATTGATTTGTGCTTAACCATGAGTTATTTGGCCAAAATTAATTATGGTGATATTTATAGCCAAATTAGAATGTGGGATGCAATTATTTTTAATCATTTAAAAGCGAATAAAATTGTAATTCCACCTAGATCTAAAAATAGTAAAAATGAACAGTTTGAAGGTGCTTTTGTTCGTGAACCAGTTCCTGGGTTTTATCGTAATATTGCTAGTTTCGATGCCACTAGTTTGTATCCAAGTATTTTACAAACATGGAATATTTCGTTGGAAACTTTTACTGGTATGTTTGATGGTAATATTACAACTAAAGGTTTATTAGATAAAGAATATACTTTTCCAGAAGAATATGCTGTTGCAGCTAATGGTGCTATGTATCGCAAAGACAAAGTTGGTATGATTCCTGAGTTGATTGACGTTTATATGAAAAAACGTAAAGAGGCGAAATCAACAATGTTAAAATATGAATCTGAAATGGAGTTATTAAAAGCTAATAAAGATTATGATAAAAAAGAATACAAAAGAATATCTAATTTAATTTCAAAGTTTAATAATGAGCAGATGGCATTTAAAATTGCTATGAATAGTTTGTATGGAGCTTTAGGTAACGCTTTCTTTAGATATTACACCTTAGAAAATGCTCGAGCTGTAACTTTATCTGGTCAATACATTATTATTTCCGTTGGTGAATTTGTTAAATTAAAATTAGATAAAATGTTTAAAGCTGATTATCCATGGGTAATTTATCAAGATACAGATTCAATTTATCTTTCGTTAGAACCTATTGTTAATAAATTTTATTCTGATAAAGAATTTAAAGAAATTGTTCCTGTTTTAAGTAAAATTTGTAAAGAAAAGATTGATCCAATTATTAATGAATGTTGTGATGATTTGCAAGCCTATACTCATGTAAAACGTAACTGTATTTCATTTAAACTTGAGGGTATTAGTTCTAATGGTTTTTGGACTGGTAAAAAACGATATGCATTAAATGTGTATGAAAATGAAGGTGTTGTTTATAACGAACCTAAGATAAAAATTATGGGTCTTGAAGTTGTTAAATCTTCAACTCCATTAGTTATTCGCGATAAACTTCGTAGCTCAGTTGGTTTGATTTTAAATGGAACTGAAGAGGATATTCAAAATTTTGTTTCTGAAGTAAAAAGCGAGTTTAAAAAATATTCTGTCGAAGAGATTGCGTTTCCTCGTGGAGTAAATGGTATTGAAAAGTATTCTGATTCAGAAACCATTTATGGTAATAAATGTCCAATTCACACTAAAGGGTCGATACTATATAACAATAAACTTCGTGAAATGAATCTTCAGAACAAATATGAAATGATTGGCGAGGGTGCGCATATTAAATTTTGTTATTTAAAATTACCTAATCCATTGAAACACGAAGTAATTTCATTTCCAGTTTCAATTCCACCTGAGTTTGATTTAGAACAATATGTAGATTACGATAAACAGTATGAAAAAACTTTCTTGGACCCATTAAATGGTATGTTGGAAGCCATTGGTTGGTCGCATGAAAGAAGAAATTGTATTGATGACTTTTTTGCTTAAAGGAAAATAAAATATGAGTTTGTTAGATAAAATTAAAAAGAATAGTACAATTAAAGAAACTTCGGTTCTTTCTAAATCAAAATTCTTTGTTGATAAAGATATGATTCAAACGCCAATTCCAATTATTAACGTGGCGTTATCAGGATCTTTAGATGGTGGGTTTACTCCTGGATTTACTATGTGGGCTGGTCCAAGTAAACATTTTAAAACTGCATTTAGTTTATTAATGGCTAAATCGTATATGGATAAATATCCAGAATCAGTTTTGTTATTTTATGATTCAGAGTTTGGTACGCCGCAATCATATTTCCAATCTTTTGGTATTGATATGGATAGAGTGATCCACACTCCTCTTAAAAACGTCGAAGAATTGAAGTTTGATATAATGAATCAGATTGATAATATTGTCCGTGGAGATCGAATTCTTATCCTTATAGACTCTATTGGTAATTTGGCTAGTAAGAAAGAAGTTGATGATGCCTTAGATGGTAAATCAACAGCTGATATGACAAGAGCTAAACAATTAAAATCTTTGTTTAGAATGATTACTCCTCATTTAATGTTAAAAGATATTCCATTGGTAGCTGTTAATCATACCTATAAAACTATGGAACTTTATGCAAAAGATGTTGTTGGTGGCGGTACTGGTTCATATTATGCAGCTGATAACATTTATATTTTAGGTCGTCAGCAAGAAAAAGAAGGAACTGAAGTAATTGGATATAACTTTATTATTAACGTTGAGAAATCTCGATATACCAAAGAGAAATCTAAAATTCCAGTTTGCGTAAGTTTTAAAGGTGGTATTAGTAAATGGTCTGGTTTAATTGATTTAGCATTAGAATCTGGTATCGTTATTAAACCGAGTAATGGTTGGTATCAAAAAGTTAATTTAGCAACTGGTGAACTTTTAGAGAAAAAATATCGATTAAAAGAAACTGAATCTGCTGAATTTTGGGATCCTATTTTGGAAAGCACTCAATTTAAAGCATTTATTGAAAGTAAATATAAAGTATCTCATGGAGATATTTTTGGTAATGATATTGATGAAGATATTGATGCTGTATTTGCTGATGAGGAATTGGAAGATGCATAGATTAACTAGAATTGATATTAATGATATTTTTTATGTAACGCTTATTATTAGTTTTCTTTGTTGGACAATAGCATCTTGGTTTACTCATATTATAGTTTGTATTAACAATAAAGAATGGTTATTTTTAATTGCCGGAGCCATAATGGCTCCAATTGCGTGGGTTCATGGAACTGGCGTTTGGTTTAATGTTTGGTAGGAGAAAAAAATGGTTGACGAAAGAACAGTTGTAGAGTATAATTTCATTGAGGTCAATGGAGCAAATGGATTAAAATTAGAATCCGGTGAATTTGACGGGGTTATCGTAACATTAAGCGATCTTAGTGTTCAAGATGATGGTACAGATAATCCAGATGGATCTGCTGTGTTAAGTTTTAATTATGATGTCGTTTATGACGCCGAAAAACCAAAAGAATTATTTGAAACTATAGATTTTAAAAATACTATAGGTGATATATTAATGAAAATTCTTACTGACAGTATTAAAGAAGCAGGAGAAAATATTGAATCTGAATACGCTGATTTTGAAGAACCTTCATTACTCTGAAGAATTTACGAGAAAAGTATT